ATACCAGAAATCCAGCGACCTCTTCCTTGGTCAAAACGACCAATGGTGAAACCTCCAATTTCACCTTGGTAGGCTTGTAAGAAGGTTGAGCTAGATACAACAGATTCAATCTTAGTCGCGAAGATTTCCTTAGATGTCAGCTTGTCAATCAAGGCATCTCTAGCGGTCAGATTCTTGATTAAGGCATCATCTACGCTGATTTTATCGCCTGTAATGGCACCTGCTTGGATATGGTCAGCAGTGACAGAACCAGCAGCCATCTTCCTAGCTGTTACAGCACCATCTACCAACATATCGGACTGTACTCGAACGTGCGGAGCGATGATATCCACACCTCTAGGGCTTGCGGAAATGGTAGAGGCTAACTGCTCGCCCGTTAGAGTAGTAGAGCCAATGGTCACACCTTCCGATGTCACTTGCACCCTCGCACTATTAGCAGCATCACGCACTTCCTGCCTGATTTCACTAGCTGTCTGAGCGATGGCGCTCTTGACATTGGTATCAAAGAACTGGGTTAGCGCCCCTTGATTGTTCTGCTGGATTTTGCCCCAGAGAGTGCTGTTCGGGTCTGTTAATTCCAGTTCAATAGAACGCATATCCTTGAAGAGACCTGACAAGGTACGTTGCGTGATGGTAGGCTCCACGAAGCTAGTAGGGAAATCCCCCTGCTCCAGCTGGATATCCGTCAGCACCGTGTCCCCCACACAACCCATATGATGGAGTTTCAGCAGTTCATCTCGTGTCCGTGGTTGAAAGACTTTGTAATACCGCCCGTCATGCTCAAGGGCAGGCGAACGAACGTTTTGGATGGTTATGTCCATGTGTTACCTCCATACTGAGTAAAACTTCATAGAAGTTTCTCCATTTGATGAATTAAAATCCCTCTTTGCTTTCTCAAAATCTTCAGTATTTCTGAAACGGGCTTTAATGTGGGTGTTACCATAACCTCGTTCTAGTGTTACTGGAATAACATTTGATTCAGTTTTACCGATGAAACGAACTTCGTCAATAGAATAGTTACTGAAACCAAATCTATAATCATAGATATTCATTACACTTTCTCCATAACTTGGAGACGCAATAACAAATTTTGAAAAAAGTTCTAAAACTCGTATTCTTTTTTCCCAAACCAACCGTGTTCCTACATAACGCTGGATAATTTCCTTGCCACCCACGTAAATTCCTTCTCTAGCCATACTACCTCCTACGAACTACTATAGATGTCATAGATAGTATTACTATCTTTGTTGGCAATCGCGTCATATTGAGACCTTGTACCAGACCAATATTTCATTGGTTGCCCACCGTTCTGATTGATGATGTTTTGACCAGGCGCACCATCTGCTCCTCTAGCGCCATCAGCGCCTCGTGCACCAGCTGGACCTGTTGCCCCGTCGCTAACATTGTCGAGCCGTGTGCTAGCAGCTGCTTTGATGCCGTTGTACGTTACAACGATGTAGACCTCAAGCCAGCCTCCTGACCGTTGAGAGGCGTTCCACTGAGCAAATTTACCGTTCGCGTCAGGCGTTTGGCTCAGCAAACTTTGCCAGTTATTGTTCCCAAAACCACGGTAGTAATAATCAACAGTATAGCCATTGGTTAAACGCGTTCCGTCATAGTAGACGTCTGCGATTAAATTCAACTGACTAGTCGCACCATTTCGATAGCTTCCCTCGATACGAACATTCGCATTTAAGCTATGACCGTTATCGCCTCGTAAGCCCTCTCTCTGCTGGGTTGTCAGGTTCTCGAATCGCATAACACCGTCCGCTCCTCGTGGTCCTGTTTCTCCACGTTCTCCACGGTCTCCTTTGGGACCTGTCAGGTATTGCAGTGCTGAGAATCGGTCACGGCCATTACCTACCTTTACTTTTCCTGTATCACTCTCAACGCCTAACTCGCCATCAAGTAAGACCAGAGTGCTACTTGCCCAGTCACTCGCTGACATGCGCTTATGTTGAACCCTTACTGGGATTGTCTCTGTCATGTTATACCTCCGTCAAAAATAAAAGTTGGATTTTGGTTCCAACTTCCGTCATATCTTGAATTTTGTCCGTCAGCAACCGTCTTGTAGACTGGCGCTAGTTCAATCCGTCTTGTCTGATTGTCAACCGTCACAGACTGCTCTACATTCTGATACCAGTCCCCTGAGAATGTCAGACGATAGGCACCATAGTAGACCGATAGGACCTTCTCTTCTTTCTGATTGAGGTCCTTCTCAATCACTGGCATGACTGAATTAGTAGGCGCAAGATGAACGTGGCCACCATAGAACGTAGGCTTATTCACTACCAAAGTCACATCCGTCTTACCGTAAGGTGTACAGGTTGCTGACCAACTAATCACGTATTTCTTACCTAGTTCAAAGCCTTCACCGTTATGCCCTACTTCCACAAAATCCGTTCCATAGCTAATTTTCTTAGCCGTGCCACCATTCAAGCGGTTCTTGTTGTACTGGGTATTCCCGTCACCACCAATCAGGCTAGCGTTAACCCTTGCAGTCTCACTGACCTGCTCCAGTTTCTTGCTTAATTCAGCGATTGAGTCCGCACCACTCATCAGCTCCTCACGGATTCGCTTCACGAACTCAGGACGCTCTTTCTCCATTTCTTCGTGGATCTTGGCTCCCATTTCTTCAGCCCTAGCCTTGTACTGCTCGATGGCATCCGTGATAGCTTTCTCACGCTTGGCAAATTCAGCATCAAAAGCACGGTCAGCGTTGGCGATTTCCTTTTTCAAACGTTCATCAAAAATCTTATGCAGATTTCTACTTTCGTTCAAAACGGCATCATTTACAATCCCACCGATCGCATTCGCAAGACTGGATTGGAATGTCCCGAAACCAATTGATTTTAGGCGTTTTGCCATTGGTGAATAGGTATATTTCGTGATTTTCTTACGAACATCAAGACCATACCATTCATGGTAGATACTGACCACATCAAACATACGAATCGCTACATCGCTCTGGCCGACAACAGAGATTTCAAGGTTATCTTCCAGCATGTCACACATACTTGTTCGAAAATACTGCTTACCGTATTCAATCAAGCTAGCTTGGTCTTTGACGTTTTGGTCATTGACCTCAACAACTGCTTCATAGATTTGGCTATATTTCCCAAGTAAGGGACTATCAATCACTACCACATAGTCAACGTCAGGCGCCTTTTCTCCCTCGCCTTTAACAGTCGTTTTAAAGGTTATACGAGTTTTCAAAGACTTCGTTGAGGTCTTATGTTGGTAACTGGACAGGTTTTTCTTGTACATAAAAAGCGATTCATTTTCAGAACCGCCATTTTTTAACAAGCGTAAATTGTAGCCATTTCGCACCATATCTCCGCCCCACTGACCAAGGATAGAATGCTTGTCTTTGGCCAAGACCTCCATAGCATTCTTGTCCTTGATGTTGAGCGTATGCCTGTCGTCAATATCCGAGAAAAAAGAAAAGGGATTGGCTCTGGTAATACTACCAGCAAAAGCACTCAACACCCTCGTCCCACTGGCACGATCCACATCGATAGAGCTGACGATGTAGTTATTTAACAGACTGATAACCTGATTGGCATAGACTTGGATATAGCCTTGTTGTTTTTCAACCTCAAAAATATAAAAATCCTGCTCACCATGCAGGTCATCAGCTGTCAAAAAGGTTTCCTCTTTCAGCAATTCCCACTTGGGATCTGACGTAGGAAAGCGAAAGGTCAGCTGATAGGTATTGTTCCGCTCCTGGACAATTTCGTCATTGTAGGCCTCATTTAAAGGCGTATTGCCTTCAGTAAGATAAATCATAAGATATACCTCCAATTCGGCCGAACCGTGACCTTACGAACCGCACCAGTAAAGACTAGACCGTTATTACCGACTGCTAACTCAAAGAAGCCTCCACGTTTACGTAGCGTATTTTGAACCGCACCATCTGCGTTGTAGATATTCTGTTTCTTATGTCTACAATCAATGGTCACTTTTCGTCTAATAGTCAAGTGCATAGTTGTCCGTCCGATAGTCAAAGAAATATCACCGTCTCCTTCAATCTCAATTACAGGTTCACTATAGACAGAGCCTGGATTGTTGACATTACCGCTTGCGGTAAAGATAAGAGGAGCAACATTTTTCTGATAGCGGAACGGTTGCATACTCAACTTAATTTCAAGCTTCCAGCCGTGCATACCTTGAGGTTTGTATTTGGCACTGACGAAGTCAGCATAAAATAAAGAGCCTAGCTGATAGCTAAATTCTAGCGTATTGTCATTTGGTTGGAATCTCTCAACGATTTTAGACGGATCTACCGTCCTTGGAAGGTAAAATGCAAATGTTCGTTCATAACTCTCATAAGCACCATCCAAGACACGGTAATTCCCATTAACCCCAAACAGGGTAGCTGTTTCTGAAACTTTAGGTTTAGCAGCCTCTACCTCGCCAAAGTCGGTCACCACACATTTAGGAATGGTTGAAGTATCGAAACCATTGATAATCATGTATTCCATTAAATTCCCTCCCTAGCATAGATCGCACCTTGGCGTTGGTAGACGCTCATTGAAATTTTATCAGCGTCCAGGTAAGTATCTGACGGCTTTTCAAGGATAGCAGTAAGGATCTTCTCCATACTTGCTCTCAGAATCGCTATCTCAGACACGGTTTGACTATCTTTTGCCTCGATTTGAGCACTTGGCATAGACAAGCTTGCTTCAAGATTCTTGGCAATAGTCGGTGTTCCACTCAAACCAAAATCATCATTTGAAAATGCGTTTGAGATTTCGCCAGCCATTCCACCGACCGATTTCTTAACATCTTTGAAACGGTCTTGCAACCCTCTATCCAAACCTTGCATAATCGCATTACCAGCAGGAATCAAGAGCTTGCGGTCGTATTCAATCGGACCTTTGTGGTCACGAATCCAACCAGCAATACCTCCGACGAAATCAGTCACTGAGTCCCAAGCGGATTTCAAGCCGCCTAGAAATCCATCAAGAATAGCCTTACCTGCTGACCATAGGTCGATATTACGAATACCATCGAAGATACTCGTAACATTACTTACAAGGTCACTAACACCTTGCTTCATACTTTCCCATGCTCTCTGAGCGCCTTGGACAAGTCCATCAATCAGACCTAAGACAGTTGATTTCAAACCTTCCCAGGTACTGCTTGCGACAGATTTGATAGTGTTCCAGATGTTAGATAATATCTGAGCAAAACCATCAAAGATAGCCTTACCTGCATCAGACAACCCTTTCCAGATTGTACTGAGAGTGCTGGAAAAGTTTTCAAAAGTTGCTTTACCATACCCTACGATAACATCTACAACTCCAGAGAAGTATGTCTTGATACCTTCCCAAATCATGGATACGCCATTTTTAATGCCATCCCAAATTAGAGAAAGGTCAGCTCCTAGCTGGGTGAAATTCCCTGTCACAAGGTCGATGATGACGAGAATAGCACCCAAGAAAATAGATTTGATGAAGTCCCAAGCACCTTGAAAAATCATCTTAATTCCTTCCCAAATTTGAGCAAGACCATCTGAAATATTGTTCCAAATATTCATGAATCCATTAATGAACGGTTGAACAATCGCCATCACCGCTGTTGTGATAGCTGTCCATGCCACAGATGCAGCCTCTTGAATACTTACCCACAAATTACTAGCACCTTCAGAGATACCAGACCAAAGACCAACAAAGAAATCAGCAATCCCCTGCCATGCCTGTTTAATCAAATCTACAAAAGATGACCATATTTGTCTACCTGTTTCAGTCTGAGTGAAGAACCAAGCTAATGCGGCAACTGCAGCTGCAATCCATCCTATAAGTGGGATTGAAGAAATAGTTGCCGTAATACTCGTAGCAAAAGTTGTTATTGCTGTCTTAGCAATTCCAAGAACTCCACTTATTCCGCCTAAACCTTGTAAAAAGTTTGCAAATTTCACTACTGGCAAACCAACGCCAAGAGCAACTACCGCTGTCTTCAGTAAATCAGCTGCTAATTTATTTTCTTTGAAAAAGTTAGTGATTTCTTTTAGGATAGAAGAGCTGATTCTCAATGCTGAACTCAAAATTTCAAAAGCAGTTCCAAGAAGATTGACTCCCTGCTCACCACCCTGAATTCCTAAGAGATCGCCTACAAAATCAGCTACGATGCTACCAACATTACCGATAACTGACCCGATATTCTCAAAGGTTACACGGATATTGTCCGCAATATTAACAATTTGGGTTGCCGCTTCATCGCTAAATCCTAACGTGTTTAGGATATCGATATTCCCTTGCCTATCCATTGACCCGAAGATCATATCAAAAAAGGTTTGGAAAATTCCTGTCACACGTCCGATTTGGTCATAGACTGCACTACCAAAAGCGTCCCCAAAAAGCTGAGAAGCTAAAGAGCTTACGCCTTCGGTCAGTACTACTCCTAATCCTGATAAGATATTTCCTATCATTGGTAAGAAGTTGCCAAAAAGGAAAGTTTTAGTGGTTTCTAGTAAAGATTGTAGTGCTGGCGTAACGTTTTCGCCAATAGCTATCTTCCCAAGAACATTTTGAGCAGCTGCCTTCATAGATTCAAAAGATCCTGTGAAAGTTGTTGCTGCTTCTCTTGCTGTTGTGCCAGTGATATCCAAATTCTCTTGGATAGCGTGAATGGCGCTATAAACATCTGACAAATTATTAATGTCATACTTAACGCCTGTCAATTTTTCTGCGTCGGCTAGAAGCCGTTGCATTTCTTGTTTTGTACCACCATAACCCAATTTCAAGTTATCAAGCATGGTGTAGTTTTGCTTGGCAAAACCTTGATAAGCCAGCTGAATGCTTTCCATAGATGTCCCCATCTTGTTCGCATTATCTGACATATCGATCATGGCCATGTTAGCTGTTTCTGCCGCCTTATCTGTATCTCCACCAAGCGATTGCAGCAAGCTGGCTGAGAAACCTGTAACATTTTCCATATAGGCATTGGCCGATAGACCTGTTGTTTTGTAGGCCTCATTCGCAAAGCCTTTAACCTTATCAGCTGAATCTTTAAATAGGGTTTCGACACCACCAAGCGATTGTTGTAGTGCTGCCCCTTCAGTTATGGATGCTCCAATTGCCTTACCAATTCCTGCAGCAGCAATAACTCCTGAAACAGCCCCCATCATTTTGGATCCGAGGGATTCGCCTGCGCTAACGCCAGCGGAGGCGACTTCACCACCCATTTCCTTTTGAATCATGCCACTAATGCCTTTAGCAGACGGAATGATTTGTACATAGGCTTTTCCTAATTCGGTCGCCACTATTCCTCACCTCCTGTTTTCGCAAGTAAAGCCTTGCGATAATTTTCAAAGTCCTCACCAGATTCAAAGACGAGATAGTCTTTCTCATCATTCTCACTCTTATCTCTCTTAATGAGTTGATCTGCGATGGATGCAGGACGATTAACACCCTTTTGTCCATCTTTTGATTGAATCCATAAGAGCATGGATAGTCTGTCAACCATACTTGCCAGTAGAACTCTTTCAACTGGCGCTATTTGATCCGATAAAAGTTGCTTGATGCGTGAATCATCTTTCAATCCATAAGCAAAAACAGCTACCGTTTGTAGTGGTAGCTGTTTGTAGTCATATACTTGATAAGTTTCCGCTAAATCACATATCAAAGCATCTTCATCCAAATCTATCATATGCGCCAGTATCGCTATTTTTTTAGCTTTTCTACCTGTGCAAATACGCTCTTGATTTCTCCAAAAAGTTTCTCATTTGGAAGGATTCCATCTTCTTCAATCAAGAAATCAATGAATTTTTCAGCCTGTTCTGGACCAAAAAGAAGGTCTAGAACTTTATCAACCGCTTGCACGTCACCACTATCTACTTTACCGATATAACGCAACAAAAGGTAGTTGTCTAGTCTTCGTGTTTCAATCGAAAAGGCAAAACCACCATCTGTTGTGCCCTCAATTTTGTCATTCATTTTTGGAAAATCGATCTGCTTTGTCATTTTTTACGCTCCTTGAATGTATTCGTAGTGAGTGTTCTCACTATTGTCTGGTAATGCAGTGATCGTCAATTCATAGCCGATAGGTTCGCCGTCTTTATAGCTGATTTCGCCAATTTCACTCACCTTGCCACGAGGGATAACAACACGTTTCACATAGCCGTTTTTCAACAATGTATCGATAACCAAGCTATGTTCTGGTAATTCTTTACCATTAGCTTTAACAGTGATACCTGTTTCAAGGGTTCCTGAAACGTTATCTGGGCCATACACTTCTTTCAAAACTTCAATGTTAAGACCCTCAATCAATTTGTATTTAAAGGTATCTTTCTTTTCAGTTTGAGAAGACAAGACTGTTTGTCCTCCCCAAGCCTTGACTTCTTCTGACTCTGGTGAGTTCTCATTGGTCAATCCATCTTCTGAAATATACCCAAGCGTTTTAAATGCTGGGTTCAAGGCTGTTTTTGCATTCGTTGGAAGATCTGTTCCAGCTGGAGCAGTAGAAACCGCCCCTCCGATTTTGGGCTTAGCAGCCGTTACATTTGATGCTGATGCAGTCGTCCTATTTTTTTCTCTTTTTGTTTCTGCACTTGGTGCTCTTACTTCTGTCGCTTCTAATTCTGGCGCCAAAACCACACCTCCTTTTTAAAAATAATTGATGTCATATACCGCTTGATAGCGATATTGCTTCGTTTCCGTGTCTGTAAAGTTGTAGTCACTATTGTGATGCACCCCGCTGACTTCGTTGACCGTGATGAGATCCTCAACTACTTTCTTGACTTTCTCGTTTAACTCAGCAGCCTTTTGTAAGGACGGCGCATAACTCTGAAAAGCGAATGTAGCAGAATGAACGTAGTCACTTCCACCACTTCCAGTCTTTTCTAAAATGACATAACTCTCAGGCATATTCGGTTTATGCTCAAAAAAAGACGGAACATCTAACTGTCCGTCCAAAAATTTCTTTATAACTAATTCGATCATCTTGCTCTCATAGCCTTCAGTAAAATATTATGTTTTTTATTTCTAGCCATGCTCTTGATATCAGTCGTACTAATCTTTGCATTGGCACGTTTTTGCCCTGGAGATACAGTCAATTCAAACCCCTCACCAGCTCTTTCAGCAATCCCTTGCCCTTTTTCCCTCAAAATGCCCTGCATTTCGGAAGAACGTAGCAAGGCAGACACGCCAGCCGAGTTCAATTGAAATTTCATATCACTCATAAACTTCAACCATAACCTTTCTATTCCAAGATAATGGAATCATTGACTCAATTCCCTCTTGAGGGATGCCAATCGTCCGCCATTTACGACCAAAAAACTTGACCTCACGGTTCTCCCACTTGTTAGTATCTCCTTTAGGAATACCGAGTGTATATTCCGCCTTTTTCCCAGTCAAATTCATTTGATTGATAACGTCCTCTGATGAAGTTGGGGCAACCAATACATTTTGAACCTCAATCTCAACATCACGATGAATTGGATGACCGAAATCGTCGTTACCAATTTCTACCTTGTCCACTAAAATGACAGGGATTCCTTTTAGGTAGGTCATAAATTTCAATCGCTCCATATCGTTGTTTTTTCTTCAAACCAAGCCTTTTGAGTTCGGTGTCTTTAATAAAGAGACCGCCTCCAGGGACAAGGTAAGAACCACTAAAAGAATAACCCAAGGCACTTTCAGATACCTGAGTCATTGGTTCATGGTCTGTTGAGGTCATGAGGGTTCGTGCCACGATATCGACCGTCACAGACTTGGCAACACTAGCGAATGACACGCTTTCTGCCACCATATCATCAAGGTCTTTACCGACTTTTTCAGCTTCCACTCGCAAAGAATTAGATACAACTTCCAACAAAGCCTCAGCCCTTGCACGCTCATCAAATTTCAACGAGCGCCACAACAATTCCAAGTCTTCAATCTTTGCAAAATTTTCCATAGCTTAACCCTTATTTTCCTCGTACAAGGCTACCAAATCGGATTTTTTTGAACCCTTATCGTAATCAACGCCTAATTCATCCAAACTAGATTTTAATTCCGCTACGGTCAAATCCGCTCCGCTTGGTGCCGTATCTTCCACAGGCACCCAATCTCCGCCAAGAACACTCTCAGCGGAGATAATCACGCCCGTTTTCATATCACGGTATAAAGCCATAAAACTTACGCTTTCACACGCGCGAAGGCATCTTCATCAAGGATACCCCAACCAATAAAGGCTTCCGCACGCAAACAGATTTCGTTGTAGGCTTTAAGGTCACGGCCTGCACCGTCTGGATCTCCGTATTCAATGATTTCCATCGGAATGTTTTCAGAGTACCCCCACTTGAAGCGGTTTTGGAAGTCCCCAACGATAGCATGGTCTGTTTCAGCACTTCCACCAGTGACAGTAAGGTTCTTGTTGATATCTGATTTCATTCCATAGAACGAGTCTGGATTTTGACCAAAACGGAACTCAGGATATTGAACAACTCCGTTGACCTTAATTTTAGCCAAGTTTTGACCTGCAGTTGGTGACAAGGCAATACCTGTCACTTCACCACCTTTGGCAACAATTTGTTGAACCGCTGCGTCAATATTGTCATCGATATGATCCTCAGCATAGTTGACAATGTTACCTGTAATCAATCCGTCAAATGAGTTGGTTGCACGGAAAGAGGCATCTGTCATTGTTTTCGGCTCCAAGCCATGAAGAGCAGCAAGGTCAAAGGCTTCTGCAATCTTCTTAGCAAAACCGTCCATATAAGCTGACAAGAAGTTCATTCGTTTTTCTTCTGAAGCGTATTGAAACTCATCTGTAATACGGGCTTGATAAACAAATTTAAGCGGTTTGATAACTTTCGAAGTCAACTTCGCTTTATTTCCAAGTTTTTGCTCACCCTCGCCAACGATTTGCGCATTACCTTCAAGGTTGAAGATAAATTGCTCCACACCATTGAATGGAATTGGGGTTTGTGCCGACAATTTAGCCAGTACAGATTTTCCCTGCACCTTGCTAATCAATTCTGTTACTAGTTCTGGTTTAAAAAGTGTTCCAGCTTTCATTGCATTATCTGCCATAATTTTTTATTCTCCTTTTGGTTGTAATTCACGAAGCATCTGCTTCATTTGCATAGTTTTGTCATCACCGATAGCAGGTTCCGTATCTCTTAGCGGTGCTTGAGGTGTTGCTGGACGCATAAAGCCAGCTAGACGCTCAGCGTCAGCCCTTAATGCCTCTTCGTCAGCGCCTTGAAGACGATCAGCCAAGTCATAAGGCAAGCCATTTTGTAAAGCGATACGAGTTCGCAAGCTAGCAGTTTCATAATTGCTTACTTGCCCCTGCAATTCAGTAATTTGAGCGTCTAATCCCGCTCTAGTTTGCTTGTCATCTTCAACAGTAGCTTTCAAATCGCCATTTTCAGATTCTAGTTTAGAAACACGTTTCTTGAGATCATCATAATCAGCGAATTTTTCACGCTCACGTCTGATACGTTCCTTCACGATGTTATCTAGTTCTTCCTGTGTTTCAATCGTTTTAAATTCAGACATCTTCATGTCTCCTTTCTCCTGCTTTCCCGGCAGTTCGGTAATTTTTTAGGCATCAAAAAAAGCAGTCTTTCAACCGCTCCTCTTAATAACTGATTTTTTGCTTTTTCTTAGGCTTAGTTGTCAAACAAGCCCAATGCGCAAGCAAGGCGCTATCCATCAAAGAAATATCCATATCCGCAAAATGCGAGCGATAGCCAAACCCACCGTTTGAACCGATGTTCCGTTTCTCACAGTTGGTTGTGATTTTCTTCAAAGACGGTTGACCAGCGTGGCACAAGGTTTTTTGATAAATCCCCTGTTCCCACATAGAGTTAGCCACGATGATTTCCTTGACCGTGGGCAATATCACGCTCTTCATGCGTTCCTTTTTCAACTCTTCATCAAGGATTTTCTGACCACTTGCCCCATCGACTACGATAGTAGCCACATCAGCACGCTTGACAAAATCCAAGATCCAGTCATTTCCGTTACGGACTGACTGACAGTCAATCGTCTCAACAAAAATCCGCTCATCTACCGTACGAACAGCAATACTTAATGCCACGTTTGCACCATCTTGACCGTATTTGACCCCGACAAACAACTTACCTGATAAATCAGGCATAGAGTCCACACACAACTCATTCCATTCCGTTTCCGAAATAGCAGATTTCTGGTTGTATTCTGGCCAATAACCCAAACGCTGAACATTATGGTCTAGCTTATCATCTCCAAGCTCAGCTTCTATCTTCCGCTCATTCAAATGGTAGCCCATTGAGGGATTGGAGTTATACCAGGCATCGACATCATCAATCTCTTTTTCCTCAGAAACTGACCATTCTGCCCAACCAGAGTATTTTCCTCTCCCAAAAAGGCAATTCTTACGGTAATTTGTGAATACCGTCCCATTTGAAACAGGTGTAGGTGGTGTCCCACACATGATTGTGATTGGATTGCTACTATCCGTTACCGTATATTTCAAGGCCGACTCCTGCTCAGTCGTATATTCCTGAGCTTCATCGATAACGAGAAGGTCAAAACCTTCCCCCAAACCACCATTGGATGTTCTGGTACGAAATTGTACAATCCCACCGCCGTCAAACAGTTCAATCCGCTCTTGTCCCTTGGCTCGTATAGAGCTAAAGTGCTCACCGTCCACATACCCCATTTTCTCAAGGTAACGTTTAACCTTTTCAAAAGAGGAATGAGAGGTGGATATTCGATGAGCCGTGTGTAGGATGTTTAGTCCATTATGCAGGCCCCAAAGTTCAAAAAGGTACAAGAGTTCAGACTTCCCATTACGACGAGGAATAGAGTAGCCAAATTTTTGATGCACCCACAAACCATTCTTGTCAACCGCCATGATAGAGGTCAACAGATTGACTTGCCAAGCGTAGCAAGAAAGACCAGTCCGCTCATAGATTTCTACCGCTTCTTTCGCCTTAGAATTTTTCTTGACGTACTTTAAAATTACCGATTGAGTAGGATTCTGATTGCCAAGTTTCTTTCTAGCCATCCACTGCTCCTTTCAATCGTACCGCATGATAACCCTATCGCTGGGATAAAAAAAGCACCCTTTCGAGTGCTAATATTAGGCTACTTCTGCTAATAGTTTTTCCATGAAATAGACTTGACCTTTTCCAGTAATTTTTGTAGTTTTACTGATACGAATTGTTCCATTAGGTTCATGGTGTGTTCGTTCTTTAATTTCAAACAATCCCCTATCCATACTACGCTGAGTTGGCATATTCCAAGAGTCCCCTTTGCGGTTAATTAGAAATCCATTTTCACGTAGCCAAATAAACAAACGATTCTGACCAATTTCCAGACCATTCTGACGGAGCAACTTAGCAAAGTCACCAATCAAAATAGATGTCTGACTAGCTGACACCGCATTAGCAAAGAGAACTTTTGGCTTATCAGCTTCCATCTGCGCTTCCAGTTTATGGATTTTGTTATCCGCAATCCTCAATGCCCTAGCCATAATCTTTTCAGGACTATTAAAGTCTTTCTCGACTTGAATAAAGTACTCACGTACCTCATATCCTTTTGGAGTTTTAGACATCATAGCAAGATGTTCAGCCATCCGTAATGTCACCGCATAGTCTTGAATTTCTCTAACTGCTCCATTATTTACAACCGTAGTTCCAACTACGCTTGTAAAATCCTCTCCTTCCTGAAACATTTTGAAATTTTGTTCCACCCACTGACTAAAGCGAGTTTTAACTTCTAGTGTTTTGTGCAACTGTCTTGCAGAAACCACTGCATTATCATCTTTTAATTCAATCGTAATAAGTTGATTCATTTTATTTCTCCTTTTAATTCATTATTAATTTTTTGAGTATGTTCTTCGATTAGGTAATCCATACGATGCATGATTATATTCAGCAAGGAAAAGTGTTGTCCATGCCCTGCAATCAAATTATGGTAAGACCAGTAATCTTCAAAATTTGGTTTCTTGGCTAACCATTCATGTAAAATATCCAGACTTTCTCTAATCTCTGAAGTATAGGCCACTAATTCTTCGTAGCTGTCTAACAGTTTATTTTTTGCCATAATAAAAACTCCTTTGAGTATGACAAAGAAGCTCTTTTCTGATATAATGATTTCAGAAAGAGTTTCTTTCGAGCGATAACGTATAATCACAACTTTGGCGAGGAGGATTATGCGTTATTTATTTTTTTCAAGACCTAAAACTAATTTTATGCCTTTTCTAACCACTTCTGTACGAGTGGTCTTTTTTTGTAAGCAATAATCTTCCAAATGTTTATTCAACTCTGAGTCGATTCTTGCTTTAACTTCGACATTCAACGGTTTTTCGCTTTTTGGTCTTCCGGTTCGTGGACTCATTTCATCACCTACTTTCTGTGCCACAACAATATATTACAACTTGTGCCACAAAAAGTCAAGAGGTTTTTTTGAAAAAAATTAAAAATAAGAAAAGCACTTAGATTTCTCTAGGTGCTTACGTTTAATACCACGCTAATAATTTCTCATCAACAAGCTGACCAGCTTTAAGCAAACGAAGAACCTCAGCCCTTGCTTTATTTGCATAGTAAGGAACACCAAGTTCTTTATCACGATTAGACTCAACTGCAACAACAACTTCATCACCCTTGATTTCAATCATACCGACATCGGCAGTATTTTCAGGATGATAAAAATAACCATTGCTTTTAGAATTTTTTATTTTTTCAAGTTTAATCATTACAAATCACCTCTTTCAATTTGCCACTTAATCAACTCACCCAAGTAATCATATTCTTCTTGAGTAATCTTATGAGCAGTGTCATAGTCCATTCCTTTTGCCATAAGTTTACTTTCCATAAGCTCATGATGTAGCAACGTTTTATCATGAGCTTGGATATTGTTACCATCAAAGAGACGACTCCACGATTGAGCCATATCATAATCTGGATCAAAACGTTTTTTACCGCCCTCTAAATCATAGTAATTCTCAAAAACATGTAAATAAACCGCTCGGATATCATCTTGTGAAAATCCCGTATTCTTAGCTATACGGACAATTTCTCTATCCGTATTACGCTTCCTAACGGATTCGTAATATTGCTCGGCATGTGCCCTTCGATGGATTTCATCAGGGTCGTTCTTACTATTCCAAGCACCATACACAGCACCACTACTCTTCATAACCCTATTATAGCGCTTTTGCTCACGCTCGTCAACAGACTCTATACCAATACGGCTTCTTTTTCTAACTAATTTTTGCTTTTCATCAGTCCACTTCTTAGTATGAACATTCTGTTTCTTCCCATTACCAGGATGATAGTCAACAGTACACCTACACTTTCCGTGCCGTCTATATACATCCTTAGGAACTTCTGGATAATTGTATGAACCCTCTAAACTCTTGCACCACTTGCACGGATGACCGACAACTCTTCGAACGATTTTCGGACTCAACCCCACTTTATGATGAAATTCCGCATTTTTTCGAATACTATCATCCACAATACTCTGACTAAAAATTACAATCGGATCAACAAGCAACCATTTTACATCATCGAAACTTTCCTCACTGGCTAAACGATTGACTAGACCATCAATTCTGTCTTGATTAAGCTCAGGAACCTGAGCAGCTAACCCAATTTTAGCCTCAGAGTTCAAATTCTTCTGAACTTGTTCAGCATAATCACTCACAAGCTCATAATTCCGCCCCAGAACGTCCGTCAGCACACGTTGAGCGATATTGTAATACATTTTACCGTCTGGTAGCGTTTCGTTCGTCAGAGAAGCTCCCAGAGACTTAGAAAGTATCTCCCCAATTTCAATAGCATATTGATTAGCGTCCAAATAACTTGCCTTGCTATGATGTAGCTTAGACAGCAAGTCTTTCAATACCTCGCTGTCTAGCCTAGCACCTTCAAACTCAGACTTGATTTTCTTGAGCAGGCTCGGAACGATATCCTCCACCATCTGTACCCTCCTTCACCACTGGAGCAGGCTTGTCTGACCCTTTAATACCAGTCAAGTCTCGGATGGTTTCAGCATCCATATAACCAGGAACCGCTTGATTCAGTTTGATAACACCATCACCAATCAAGGTCAGCATGTTAGCGTCCGCCTCAAACAAAGGCTCCCACTTCACGATCGTTTTATTGAACTGCTTTCTCAAATAAGGAAACTCATCTCGTAAACAAGTTGCGACATAAGCCACATTCAGCAGACCAGAACCTAGAGAGCGCTGAGCCTTCCGACCAGCTAACCGCAAGTTCTCATGACTAGCCTTGATAGCTTCAACAGATGACGGATTGTCAGACACAAAACCAAGGTCATCCAAGGTCAAGCCCATTTCCCCAGCAAATCCAGCCGCTGCAGTCCGTAACTGCTCAGTAAAAGGAGACATGCTGGATGTGGTGAATTGTCCCACATTCGGCTTGTCCCCCTCGTCATCTTTCGTAAACGTCAGCAAGCTAGATACAGTCGCTTTCCAAGTATCAATCGCCTCAGCATCTTGACTCAATCCCAACACATACTTCTGAGGGAATGAATAGAACTCAGCAGTCACATCTGACCGCTCAAGCGTTCGTTTAGCATATCTCTGATAGTACATCCCAGCCCGAGTAATTCGTGACCGACCAAAAGGACGAACCGCATCAGGTCTATGAATGACTGGCACCATCAAAGGAACACCCGTTGGATTTCCGATTGCAAACGGCTTACCATCTTTTGGATAGAACCAAGTCACATCACCAGTGAAATAAGCCTCAAGCACGGCATAACCATTGTCGTCTCGCTTCAGTACTGCATATCCCTCAGTCAGCAGGCCAGTGATAGGATCCAGAACACCAGTTGCATTACTCGCCTCAATAACCTGCAACCTAGGAGCGTCATCATCGTCCCCTTTCGAGATGTAGACAAAACAACACGACCCAATCAAAGCTGAAAGGATCGCGCTATCAAAGAATACATCTGGATTGTTCTGAGCAAAGATTTCATTCGCTTCAAACTCATCATTGGCAAACTCACGAAAGACCAAACGATCTGCAAGACTGTCAACACCCTTAGCAGCCCAACCTAAGACCGCCCGATATTGTTGCCTGATTTGAGGGGGTATCGTAATACCAACATCTATGTCATTGTGTTGCATAGCATACTGATTATATCTAGTATCTACACCCATTTTGTAATTGGCTAGCTTCTTCCTGAGATAGCCCATACCTTTCAATGTCATTTTATACAACTACCTTTCATTTCCCGCGAGAAAAAATGTACAGTGACGGTGTGAAGCCCTGAAGCACCGAGGGGGAGGGGGTCACCCCCCACCTTGGCAGGAACACTCGTCCTTTTTTAATCACGTTTATTTTTTAACTCTTATACTTAAACCAATCTGTGCTTTGTGGTAAGTTCCTATTACCGATAACCTTTGTTCCGTTTGTCTTCTCATCAGCGTATAGCTTGTCAGACTTCTGTCTATTGCATTGCCAGTGCGCCAATTGCAAGTTAGCAATGTCAGATGGATGTCCGTTCTTATTTACTGGAACAATGTGGTCAATGACTGGACTTAATGGATGAGGATATCTCAGGTCTTTGTCTACAGGCTGGCCACATATTCCACAAGTGTTTCTTGTCTTTAAGATAATCTTCTTGTTCTTCTCAAAGGCTACTCTATGTGGTCCACTACGGTCTGCGCGGAGGGGGTTGGTATTCATTTAGGGATGGGGTCCTTTCTTTTTAAAGGAGGGGGTTGGTATTCTCAAATGTACCCCCTCGGTATCTTTCAAAACAGGTGTGTTTTTAGTGCACTCACCCCCTCTTGTATTTAACATATCTTATATTCTGTTAAATAAAATTAAACAACTTCAAAACCAAGAGTGCCATGGCTTTAACTATATTTTTCTAAAAACTAATTTACATTTTCTCATTATGTAAAATAGATAGGTTATTTAATAGTCAAATGATAGTATACTCTGGTCAAGTTCGTCTTGACTGTACCCGATATATCCTAGTGTGATATCTGGTGTAGAGTGATTGAATATCTTTTGAAGGATAGCTACATTGCTATTCTTTTTGTAATGATGATATCCAAATGTCTTCCTCATTGAATGAGTTCCTATGTGATTCAATCCTACATACTTAGCTGCGTCTTGCAGTATTTGATAGACCGCTACCCTTCCAATGTGTGTGATACGAACACCATCTGTTCTCTTTTTCTTTTTACTTGGAAAGAGATAATCGTACTCTGCTAACTGATTATCTTTAATGTAACGATTGATTTCTTTTCTTAGAGGGGGGCTGATTGGAAAATACCTTATCTTCCCAGTCTTCTTCTCTTTTAGTTCAATCCTATCAGCAATTACTTGCTTAACTTGAAGAGGTACTATGTCGCTCACTCTTAGACCAGAATAGATTCCAAACATGAAAAGAACATAGTTTCTATCACTTTTATTTTTCAAGTAATCTTTGATTCGTTCGATATCGTCTAGATCACGAATTGGTTCTACTTTCTTCATGTACCTCTCCTTCCTACATAAAAAGCCACTGGTCGTGGCATTGAATATGACAGTAGCTGGAATTGAACCAGCTGGTCTAGCAGTAAAACGCACGCTTGGTAAAAGTTTCAAGGAGACCCAAACAACCTGCTAACCTGTCCTTACTGTCTAAGAGGCCGAAGCCTCTGTATTTTTAGGAGTCCTCATGACTGTTCGTTGCCAATCATTGGATAATACTATTTTAGCACCTTTTTCTGTTCCAATTCTCCCAAGATTTTCCCAGATTTTTCCCAAGATTTTACCAGAAATCACTTGTAAACTAGAAGGTTGCTTGCTTGATAGGACTCCGCAAACTCTAATAGAGCTTTGTTTAATATCCGATAATATTCACTAGATGAGTAGCCTAGTTCTGAATAAATGCTATAGTCTTCCCTCTTTTTATTCCTGCAATATCTTTCAACAAGAATACGTGTGTATTCCAAATTCGAAAGATTATTAATTGCCTTGGCAATTAACTCTAAATCCTGCTGAGCTGATACTCTACGCACGACCATGCTTTCTACCTGCTTGCTTGTCTGACCACTTGATGATTTTGGTTCAAGTGAGTAGGATATTGTTATTTTCGGAGCGTATTCTTCTCCAGCAATCCGTCTCAGACGACTGTATTTTTTGAGTACTTTGATAGCTTCCTTTCTGGTTTTCTTTTCGTCGATGATATCCAATAATTCTATTTGCACACGAACTCCTCCTCATGATATAATAGTCTTAGTAATTTTATTGTTTGAGGGTCAGCCGTGTGCTGGCTCTTTTTTTATATCTCAATCCCAAAGAAAGTACAGATATCTTCCAATGCGCATTTAGAAATGCTACTGCCTGCTTCCCACTTGGCTATCGTATCTCTGCGATACCCTAATTTAATAGCTAAATCACTTTGAGTCAATCCCAACTCACATCGCTTTCTTTTTAGCATTTCGGCAAAAGGATTTGTCTTTTTTCTCAAAAACATACGAGGGTCAAGATTCAATTTTTCGCAAATAACAAACATATCCCCATCTTGGGGTTGTGCTTTTCCGCTTTCCCAATGACAAATAGCTTCTGGGGTAACTCCAAAGATTTTAGCAACCTCAACTTTCTTTAGACCTTTGGATTTTCGCCACAATCTGATTTGATTTCCGAACTTATTATCCTTCATCATCCACCTCAATCTTTACGACAGCTCTACCATTTGGATTTCTTCTTTGCGTGGATGCAAAAGTATAATACTTCAACATCCTTTCAGCAATTCCTGTTTCTTTACTGATTTCCGCAAGAGTACCCATGGTAATAAAGGTGTCGCCCTCATACAAAGCGTACTCACTCATGCTCCATCTCCTCGATAAGCCAGTCTAAATTTTTTCTAGCTTTCTTCAGGTCCTCGAGGCCGTTTTTCTCTTTGTATCGAAGTAAATACTCGACTGCACTGCACCAGCGATGTGCTTCCATTTCTGACTTGCCTTTGATGAAATTTCTTGTAACATCTTTAACTTCGAGACCATAAGTCCCGATGTAGTGATTTGGTTTGTTTATGTTGTCTGTCATGTTAACTCCTCCTCATAAAAATCATATCATTCAAATTCCTCCAAGCGAGATTGTTACTTTGATTTCTAAACTCTTGCTTTTTGTAAGGAATCTGATGTTTGTTCAAGTAGTAATATACCTGATTGTAATGTAGTCCTAATTTTTGTGCGATATCTTTTACAGCCATACCTTGATTGGCTAGTGAAACTACATCTTTGTGAAATATAGTCAAGTCTAAAATCTTTCGTTTTCCTAAATTTCGGATGCGGTCTCGAATAGCTTTCTCACTACGTCCTAAGATACGAGCCAAGGTCTTGTACGAAAAGCGTTGGTAGTATTTCAGGATATAGCTATCATCTGCGTCTGACCATTTGGGCTTAAATTGCAAGTTAGGATTGTGTTTCTGGAGTTTAGCTAATTTTGACCGAACTGCTTTGTAACTTCTATCCAAAAACTTGCAAGCCTGTGTTAAATCATGCTCTTCTCTGGACAAGACGTACCACTCCAAATAATCAACCTCATCTTCCGTCCATCTACGTCCTGCCATAATGTTTATACGCTCCATGTAAATAATAAGTGCCATCTTTGCGCTTGTTCACGTAATACGTATATTTCCCATCTGGACTAGCGTAGGAAATCTGCTTCTCTCCTGCCCAACAACCGTTATTACGCATCATGTGGCAATTCTCCATAATCCATTCTACGTCAGGCATCTAGTAACTCCTTGTTCTCATACACATTCCCAACAACCTCGCAATCAGTATGTCGTAACCACAATTCACATCCGTGTTGTTTGGATTCAAGACGGTACGCTCCTCCTCGATGCCTTACAACTTCGTAATAAGTCGGTTCAGAATAAACATCTTTGGCCATTTTGACTATGTCGCCTTCAAAGATAACATTGCCATTCCTATCAACCATATCTGTTGATTGCATGAGGATAACGTCTTCCCCGTTTCGCTCATCTTCAAATTTTAACGGAACTGATGTAGAGCCATCGCTAAACTTCCCTATGATTTCCTTTCTGACGAATGAAATCATCAGTATTTCATCAATCATTTTTTCTGCTAACACATCCCACGCTCTATATCTTACTGTCATCCCAAATCCTCCTCTTTCACAAACGAGCCATCAATCCATTTACCCTTGCGGTCTTTGATTTCTTGGTAAGCCAATTCAAAACATTCCTCGAAGCTATAACCAAGGGCATTGCTGATTGATTTTAAGTGACCGATTGAATGCGCTAAATTATATCGACACATTTTCTTGCCGATTAAATCATGATTCAGTTGAAAACTACTAATGTTAGCACTTAACCATTTAAAGGAATCCATCACATCTTTGCTTTCTGCGAACCCTGATTTCTCAAAAATCTTATGCACATCTTCTTTAATCAGCAAGGCCAGACCGACAATCACAACCGCACAATCTCCAATGCTATCCTTGGTCAGTTGCTCATTCTTCTTGAGATAGCCTGCGCATAGTTCACCGAACTCTTCACTGAGTTTCAAAGACTGCTTATCTAGTCGTCCACCGTTTTCAAGGTCACGGTCAATAAACCATTGTTTTACATTTTCTAATATGTTCACAACATCACCTCATCTCCTAATCCAACCTTGTCATACACGTCCTTCGTAACCACAAACACACCGTAATCACGAATGGTAAGCGTGTATAGCTTGCCGTGCCGTCCTTTCTCAACGACCTTACCAAATATCTCAGCGCCTTGATTATCTGCCTTGTAGATAACCATCGGGCGCTTTTCTTCCAAATCTCGAATCCTGTCCATCTGCCAGATGTTTAGTCCAGCAGATAGCAAGATCCAGATAGCTATGAATCGTTTCACATTACCACCTCATATATAAATATTTCGTATCAATATCTTGTTCTAAAATACACTCTTTCAATGACTTTAAAACTTCTAAGGCACCGCTAACTGTTCCCCATCTATTTTCAGGTTCATACTGCACATACTTTTCAGGGTACCGCTCTAATTCAGATATACCGCGTTGAACGTTATCTAAAACATCAGCAACATTGTAAATTGTGCCTTGTTCAAAATCCCAATCCATAGCCGCCCTAAACATTTTTCCAAGATTGTAAGTTGGAGAACTATATCTAGGTTCATCGATACAGATATATTGTCCATTTTCTATTTTTCCTAAAATTTCCAAATCATAACTCATCACTCCACCTCCTTACTTTTTTGAATTCTTTCGTTTAAAGACCGGATTATGTCTTTCTTTTTCCTTCTGCTTGTGGTAATTATTGTCTTTATCGAAAACAGAGTTTTCATCTCTCATATTTTTTTCACAACATATGGATTCATTACCTCTTTTTCCTTTTTCTTTGGTTTTACATTTATTTCTAGAAAGAAAGATTGATTTGGAATTTCAAGTGCGAAAGTTGTTGTATTGTTATCAGGAGAGTTTAAAATATTACCAATTTCAAGAATAAGTTCAGTAATACTACTTCCAAGCGTTAATGCCATCACTCCACCTCCTCGTCCTCGTAAAAATCAACTTTTGCAAAGTGTTTAGGGTTGATAGTAATCATTCTTTCTTCTGGTTCAATTTGAATTAGTTGGAGACAATCTATGTTGCCTCGTCCGAGCCATTCTAGCATTTTGAGAATTTGTTTGTATTCGTCTCTCACCTTGATAGTTTCATCCATATATGGATTTTGTAATCTAATATTTGTCATTTATTCAACCTCCTCAATCTCAATCCCTTCACAATTGAAAACCCATCCGAATCCAGCTTCTTCTAGTTCTTTGCGGGTGTGGGGATATATGGCGTTGTCTAAGTTAAGGCTTTTTGTAAAGAAATACCTTTCCAAAAATTCTCCATAAACCAACACATTTTCTTTAATATTCCCTTTAATCTTAACCAAATACCGCTTCTCTTTCTCGACCTCGTAGCCGAATTGGTGCATGTTGACGAGGGTTTGAAATTGTTTTGTGCCAGCGCTTAGAAACCACCTTTCAAACTCATTAAGTTTAGCGCCATCAAAAGCCGATGGAATGTTATGGGCACATCGATATAAATTCCCTTCGAAATCATCCTTATTCTCTTCATACCAATCCGCCACAAACTGCTTTACTTTGACTTTATTCAACTCACATCGAACCTTATCAGCATCCTTCAATTGATTGCAAACCCATTCTCCCTCAAATTTTCCTTGTTCGTAGCCTTCACGCCATTTCACATGACTGAAATCTTCCTTAAATTCACCCATGATAGCCTTTAGCCAAACTTCACGATCATGGTCTGGCAGTTCTCGTAATCTTGCTAGTATGTTCTTGAGATAACGAGGCGCTTCGTCTGCGTGACCTGTTTCTAGTTCATCTAGTTGTTCCAAGTCTTGTAAAATTAGCTGACAAGCTAATTTTGCTCCAAAATCAAATACATTTTCATATAACTCTTTATACTTTTCAATCAATCGCTGTACTTTCATCTTCCATTTCCTCAACTTT